TCATTATGCTTAGACACATTATCAGTAATCGGAGACCACCATGAAAACTGGCTAGATTTCTCTAGCATATCGTCAGGGTCTTCGCCATTTATATATTCAAAGTTGAGTATAGTCTTACATTCTTCTTGAATCCACAGCGGCATATCTTCATATGGCTGAAAATCCTGTGGCCAATCCTCGCCTTTCAGCATATCATAGGTACGAGGAGTCCAGTTTGTGAACGGTATGTTTCTTCCAGATACTTTTACTGATATTTGATCATAGGGATAGACAAAAAATCTATCTCCTATCATAATCATCTGATCCCTAGGATTCATACTAATAGGACCGGGTATGCGCCTGTCCTTCGTCACGAATTTATCAACTTGAACACTGGGTACATTCGGCCTTACTATCTCCACATCAAATTTTTTCAAAGTAGAAATAAGTAACTGATAGTCCTCCTCCGTTTCCATCGCGATTTTTTCAAACATCTCTCGTAAACGAGGATTTTCAATGAAACTATAGAACTGTGGTGGATAACTTCTACCCACCACACATACTTTTAAAGGATCCCAGTGCTGATAAACACTATACATGTTATTCCGATAACTCTTCTTCTAAGTCATCATCTTCATTATACACAATTTTTCCTTTTTGTGCAAACTCAGACATTACCAAATCAAGGATTCCGTTCTCATTTCTGAGCCATTCCTTGCGGAAATATTTATGGATTTCACCGTGAAGGTCAACATATAGATACCGATTACCTTCACGATTGACCATTTTCTTTTTCTCAAGTAGATCAAAGAATCCAGAATACGGGTCCATACCTTTATCCCATGGAATTCGCAATTCAATATCTTCAAACGGCTTTGCATATCGCGTCTTCATAATCTTGCACCCTGCACGAATCCCGCGAACATCGGATACCTTATTACCTTCCTCATCTTCTTTGAGCTTCAGTTTCTTCATTGCTACGACAATAGAACTTGCGTAGACGAATCCCTGCCCACCACTGACAACCTGATCTGGATTGTATGGATCTTGGCTTGCGTAGCTATGATTTGTGGCCACCAATCCTACATTATAACTACCAAACATGTTCACGCAGTTACGGACTAACGCGGTTAAAGCTTTTGGCTTACGGCCCATGTCTCCCTTCAAATCGCCAGAATCAAACTGGTTTACGTCTGTGGGTGTTAACAACATGCCAAGGCTATCAATAACGAAAAGAACCTTTGGTCTATCATCAGCGCTCAGTGCCTTGTAGTCACCCATGAAGGTAGCAATTGTTTTCGCTACATCATCAATCATCGCCATTGAGAGCTTGAGAAGCTTTCTTTCATCAGTATCAACTCCCAATGCTTTAAGCCAGTCTTCATCAAGAGCATTTTCACTATCAACCAGAACAACAAAAATACCTTGCTCTTGTGCATGCTTGATTATATTACCAGAGCAAATGTAGCTCTTACCTGCGCCGGATTCACCAGCAAATACCGTAACCTTGCCTAGTGGAATTCCTTTCTTAAAATCACCACTAATTAGGTAATTCAACGCATAATTACCTGTACTGATCCAATCTGTCGGATCATTAAACCCAATACTAAGTCCATCAATTGACTTAGTTATCTCTTTACGAAATTTTGTAATATCAAACGGCTTCGCCATATTATCCTCTAATTTAATACAATGTGTACTCTGTCATTATTGAATGAATTCCTGTAGAGTATCTTCCGGTATTCAAGGAGATTGTCCTCCAATCCTATTAAATTCCCAATTGGTACTTGTTCTGCTATGAGTTTCACACCATTTTCTTCCGCCCATGATATTGATTCTTTACTGAAAGGTATAGTTTCTTGTCTAGACAGATTTATCTGAAATGCCAATTCTAGATTCTCATAATTATAATGATCTGGATATTCTAACTTTGAATCAAAGAAGCGAAACTTATTGTAATACTGTCGCCCGACATAGGTATAGCCAAAATAGAAGTTAACTACATCATTATTGGTAACCATATTATCTATAAATGGGTTTTTTACCACCTCCCACTTATCACTGGCTTTAAATTCAAAGTTTGAGAATGCACTTTCAAGTCTATGAATTCCCATATTGATTTCACGATAAGGATATATATATCCCAACTTTTCCAAAGACTGCGCTGTTTTTATTACGCGAATATCATCTGGATATAATTCATGCAATTGATTACCAAGTTTAGATTTACCAAAATCACTGCTAAATCTAAGAGTATCTATATTGATTTCACAGTGATGAGAAAATACCCAGTCAGAATGTAATTTATTCAAATATCTCTGATCAAGGTAGTTTTCTAAATCGGTATGTTGTTCAAAAGAATCATCAACCAGATCGTAAAATACTTCATTAGTTTTTGATATAGCCCAATGTAAATGAGTTATTCTTTTGTTAACAGTTCTATAAACTTCCATCTCATCAGAAAATAAATTCTGTGAAATAGAGTTTATATAGTTAACAAAAAACTCAAGTAAATCATGATTATATCTGACAGAAAATGGTAGAGTATCACCAGATTTTTCAAATACTAAAGAAAAATTCATTGCAATATTAGTATAGGTGGGGGCTAATAGCCCCCACTTTGAATATCAATCAATTAACAGTTTTGCGACTGCGAATCATAGCTAGGATGTCTTCTGCTTTATTTCCAGAATCTTGCTCCTTCGCCGCTTTTTCAATCAGGTTGTCTTTTGTTTCATATGACACCGGAGTTTTCCACGGAGTATCGTCTTCATCATCAATAGCTGGCTTGCTGACAGCAACACTCGGCTTTGATGACGTGTCAGATGAACTTGAAGGTGCGCTCATTCCGGCAGGACGGTAATACTGTCCCCATTTTTCAGAATCATAAGGCTTGCCATCAACCGAAGCTTCAAACATTTCCTTGATGATGTTGAGTTCCTCACGACCCGGCTTCTTTGGAAGATAAGAAGAAAGATCTGGAATTCCATATTTTTCAATTGCGGCTTCTTCTGCCTCAGTGAGGGCTGATTCACGCCGTGCCCAAGTGCTAGTGGTGTAATCTGCATTACCACCCTTAGAAGTCTTGTTAATGCGGAAATCTAACCCCTGCACATGATGAGTAGGGAGTTGTTCCAATTCTGGATCAAGAAGTGATGCCTTGATGATTGCATAAATCTGTGGCCCAATGATGAATCTACGAATTGGATTCTCTGGGAGATCATCTTCTGCAACAGGGTTCTCTCTTACAAAACCTTGGAAGAAATATTCACGCTTCTTCCAATAATCACGACCCATTTGCTCTAGAGAGGGATCTTTGAACCATGGCCTAACTTCCGTAAGGATCGGACAAGTGTCATTCCACATCTCCATACATGGAACGCGGACTAATACTTGGTTAGTGTCACTTTGACCTTTTATTCCCTTGAATGGGAGTCTGATCATTGCTCGTTCTACCCAGAATAACGGGTTAGATGAGTTGGAGTCTTCAAGGAAGCGAACAGTAGCTGATTTTCCTTCAGCCATATTCCAGTGAGGATATACCGAATTATCAAAATTGCGATTATTACGGGTATTTTGGTTATTGTCTGTTGCGGCCAGACGTGCGCGTATTTCTGCTAAACTCATATTTTTAGATGCTCGTTCTTGTAACTGTTTATAGATGCTTGGCTTTGTGCCTATTTAAATTGTGCTTGTTTTTGTAACTATTTAAATGATGCCTGTGTAAATCAAATTGAATTACAGTATAGATATACTATACTGTAACCAATTGAAATACAATGTTATTTATAACCAAACTGAATACTTTGGTTATTTTTGTGTCGCTATGCCAAATCTAATATTTGGCATAGGATAAATTAGCGGATTAGAAAACCAGCGAGGGTTTGGAGACGACTGAGGCTCAATTCAGACGATTCTTCAATTTTTTCTTCTTTATCGTCATCATCAGAATCTTCATCTTCGTCTTTGGCTTCTTCTAAGTGATAGTCCAATGAATCATCAGCCATACCATGAACTTCAGCATCCATACTTTCTTCATTGGTTGCACCACCGCCAGACACTAAACTTCCCAATTTATCACCGGCGGCTGAACCCAATGCGCTACCGATTGCTCCACCGGCGGCTGATCCGATAGGACCAAGTTCTGCACCAGCCACACTACCAATCGCCTTGCCAACGCCTGCACCGATTGGACCTTCGTCTAACTCATCTTCAAATCCATTAAGGATATCACCAGTGCCAAATCCTTCAATTCCGGTATCCTTTTCAACATCTCGCTCACGGTTATTTTGAATGTAGTCATTGACAGTCTGCATCATGCCATGTGCGCGTTCTAACTTGGCCTGTAGCCATTCTGGAAGATTTTCGTCATCTGCAAGAACCTGTTCCAACTCCTTGGCATTTCTTACAATGCTGTGAATCTGACTCTTAGAGAACGCTCCCTCTTGATCATAATCTGCCGGATTAAGTCTCTTTGCCTTGGGTGCTTCAATCTCAAC